GTCCGAATTACCCGTACCGTAGACAACGCTGGAAGGACCCGTGAACCCCAATCATCCGAACAACGCGCCCGTAATGGCTTGCTCGGTTGCGATCACGTCGCCCTTCGTACCTTGCGTGGCCGTGGCAACTCGGAACCCTTGCTCGAAGTAGCGCGGTAGGTCGCGCTTCACTGCGGCTTGCACTGTCTCGTCAAACTTCAGTCGCTTGCGGTACTTCGGCGCTGTGTTCGTGTAAATGAATATGGGCCGTATTGCATCGCCAAACCCGAACCCGACGCGTTCATATATGCCCGGCGTTAGGTGCGCGGTCCTTGCTCGACCGGGGTATGCGACGAAGTAGCGTGACGGTCGACGGTTACGCCGACGCATGGCGCGTTGCTTCGATGCTGGCGTCTCATTGGCTAGGCTGTCGCGTGATGCTTGCAACTGCGACAGTATGCGAGTAATCACGCCACCCGGTACGTTCCCGTAAGCGTCTAGCGGTGCTGCTGCTGTAGGTACGGCATACCAGTTGTCAGGCATTACGCCTGATCGCTGTAGCAGTTTCTCAAATCCCTTTAACTGTCTTGTGCCACCTCTGATTTGGTGGATCAAATAGCGATCCGCTGGCACGCCTTTAAACGATTCGTCTTTCAGATATACCTTGGCAAACAGTCTTGCCTTGGTTGCTGCCTTCAGCCACACGGCTTTTTGTGTATACGGCGTAGGTCTATCGAATACGCGTTTAATGTCCGCTTCGATATCCTTTTTCGCTTCCTGCGCCGTCTTGGTCAACGCATACGCCGTCGCAAACGGGATTTGATCCTTACGCAAGTTGCGTAACGACTTTTCTACGTCCCGTAAGTCAGCGCGTATGTCGATTTGCATAGATACCCCGGTGGTCGGCCTTAACGTAAAAAATACCGTGTGGAGTGTGCCGGTCGGGGTTGATTCGTGGGTTACGCATACACGTTACCCCATTTTGCCCGCTTTTAGCCGTTTTTCGGCGCATCGTCAATACTTAACAAGGTGCGCCATACCTTATGCTCGGCGTTACCTACGCGTCGACTATATGTTCTGCGAGACAGATTTAGCCGAATCGCCTTCATCCATAGCGGTCCGTTCGATGCGTATTGCATGGTTAGCAGTTGCTTATCGTGATGCGGAATCTTGCATATCACGCGTTCGATTAACTGCACTTCTTCGGGCGGTTCGTCGTTGTTGTCGCCTCGTCTGCTTCCCATGTTGGCGAAGTAAAACGCCGACGCTGTAGGGTATCCCGTGCGTGGCTTACCTCTGCACCATCTCCCCCATTGCGTAAGCAATACGCGTGTCCATTCCAGCGTCATCGTGCGTACTCGGGTTTAATCTTCGCGTTGTATCGCTCCCATAAGTCACTGACGGTTTGTTCCGGTGTACGTGCTTCGATCCACTCCCCGCGTGGCTCCCACACGGCGCGTGCGGCTTGTTGGCCTTCCGACAGTTTGCCGTGCTTGCTCTTAATCTCCAGCCAACAGATAAAGAAATGCGTTCCTTCAATGCCGTTTGGATGCGGTAGCGGCTTAATGGCGAGTTTGTCGGGTATGCCAATTCCGGCTTTCGTGTAGTCGATCACGCTAAATCCAGCCTGTTTAACGGCTTCCGTTATCTCGGCGTCATTTAAGTCTCGGCGCATCGCGTGACGCATTAGCGCATACCTTTTGACAGCGCGTAATCGTAACGCTTGACACCACGACTTGATGCGTCCAGCACGGTTGTTAGTTTCACGTTCCATTCTTTAGCCAATGCGGTAAGCGTCGTGCGTCGTGTCTGCTTCACGTCGAGCAACGTGCGGTACTGGTCGAGCGTTAGCACGGGCGACCGTCTCGCTTTTACTTTCGCGGATCGTTGCCGGTCATCCATGTTAGCCACCATATTGCTTTGGCTGCGTCTTGCTCTATCGGGTTGCCTTCCTTGCGTCCTGCGCGTGCTATGTAGCCCAACGCGGTTAGTCGGCAAAACTCGACGAAGTGTTCGTCGCTTTTGGCATTCGCCCGCATGAAGTCGACGGTTTCGATGTCTTGTTTGTAGTGCTGTGGGTTGATGTGGTCCATATCTCACCAATGCGCTGTTAGTCGTCCTATGTCGACAGCCTTGTTAAGTTCGTCGACCAATGGTCTTACCGCTTTTCGCGCTTTGCTGCGCCAATAAACTTTTTTCTGCCTTTCGTACCGTAACGGTCCTTTGTCTTTCGTCCAGTTGGTACATTGTCGAGCGTTAACGTGTCCTTTTTTGGCGGCTCGTTTACAACTTCGGCATACGTACCCGCCGGTAGTTTCAATACCGCACGAAGGACAATGTTTAGTAGGTTTCTCACATAACCCCCAGTTAGCGCGAAACACGGTGCGGCTTCGCTTTGGTGACGCTTACGGGTCGGCATTCCTGCAAATCCGTAATGCAACTGGCGACGGCGTAGGCGTCTTGCCTAGTCTCGAAGATACGTGCGCGTTCGATGCTGCGGGTCCACATTGGCCCGTGACCGATGCCGACGTTAAGTTCTCCGGTCCAATACAATCCGCCCGATGCACTCTTGACCAGTGCAAATCCGTCAAATGCGGGTTTCGAGCGTAAACGCTCTGTACGGCGTTCTCCGTCGTCCCCTATGCCTAACCCTACCCCCGGCGCTTCCAGTGTCATATATCGCCTCTGCTTTCGTTTAATCGCATTCCGTATACCCGCTCGAACAACTGTGCGTACGTTTCGGGTTTCCGGTCCTTTGGGTTCCGTCCCACAATGACCGCCGATAGTCCGTTGTCGACGATACCCTGCCTGATCCGCTCCCGACGCATTGTGGCATCCGTTAGCCCTGCGGTTATGTGCGGTACGCCATGCTCGACCAGCCTTTTGCTGATCCACAACTCGACCGCCAATAATTCCGTGCCACGGATCATGCGTCGAGCAACCGCCCTAGCAGTCGATCCGCTGGCGCTGGCCCTGCCAACTTCGGCGCATTCACCATACCGGGCAACGCCGCAATCGTATCGCGCTTGTCGGTCAGTTCCGCGTAATGCTCGGCAAACCGCTTTTCGAGGAAATGCGTTTTGTCTTCATCGCAGAATGCCATCGCACGCCAACCGCCTAGACCCTGCACGGCCATTTCGATTGCGCGGTCAGGATGCGGAACCTGTCGCCATTGACCGCTGGCGCAATGCGCTAACGCTTGCGCGAATGCTTCGGCGCTAGTCGTCGTCCCTGCCTTGCGTACTTGCTCGAAGTCGTACGGGGTCGGCATGAAGCGACACGTTTTCGCCAAATGACTCGCCGCCGCACGAAAGTCTGCAATGTCCCAATCGCGCATCGCACCGAACCACACTTCGAGCGCCTCCGGCGTTACCTTTGCGTTCGGCATGATCGCGGCTAGTCCCAACAGCACGCGTGACATTTCCACCTTGTCGGAGATTTCCACGATTACCTCACGTAGTGGCGAGTAAACCCGCCGTTTTCGTTGATTGATTCGACCAGTTGTTTTGCGTCGCTCTCGAAATCAAAGTCGTTTACCTGTACGAAATTTTGCCAATCATCGCTTTGGCCCTGCGGCAATGCGTACACGTACCACGCATACGCACGACCGTCTTTTGACTTCCAGAATCGCACGCGTGGCTTTGTGGCCGGTATGAATTCCTCGCGGGTCATTGCGCTAACCACTGCTGCACGGCCAGCACGTTTGCGTCTTGCTGCGTCTCGGCTTTCGTCTTCGGTAACAACCAGGGCAGTGCAAAAGACTTGTCAGGCCCAAGGAACGATGCCGCCTGTTTGACGTACTCGGTCCCTAGTTTGCCGGTCGCCTCGCAAAACGCTCGGTATCGCATCGCGCCTTCGATGAATTCGTCCGGCGTGTGTCCTTCGGCCATCCGTGCGTTGGCGGCTTTCAACGCCCGCTGCCAGCCCTGATCCCCTGCCCGCTCCGGGTATAGGTCGCGGAATTTAGCGAACCAGTCCGGTATGGCTGGTTTGGCTTTTTTGGCTTTAGGGGGGGTAGGGGGGGTTATATCTGTTTCTGTATCTGTATCTGTATCTGTATCTGTATCTGGAGTAGCAAGTTGCTTGCACGTTGCTAGCGTGTTGCTAGCATCGTCGAAAAACCCGTGTTCAATCAACGGTACTAGCGCCGAAATGAATTCCTTTTCCGTAAGTCGCACGCGAAACGCAATCCGGCTTGCTGGCCCGTGAATTTCGCCCCCTTCTTCCTCGGCTGCTAGCAACCATAGGAAGGGCGCTAGCGCCTTGCTAGCAACAGGCAAGCAAGCAAATTCGTAGTCGTCGAGTAAGTCGCGGTGCAACTTAATCCATGGCGGACGACGGCCCTTGTAATGCTGAAAACGACGCCAGTTCTTCGGTTTGATGACCATAAACACTCCAAATCGCTGTAGCGATACCCCAAAACGACCGCGAAAGCGGAAAGACTGCCGAACCGGGCTAGCAGGAGTAACCAGCCTAGCGCGGGGTAGCGCCAACGGACGGCCCGACAGTCCTTCCTAGAATCTCGCGGAATTCATATACCCGGCGTGCGGGTAATCGGTTCGTGCGGACCCAATAGGCCACGGCAAAACGCGTTACCCCGAACGCCCTTGCTGCTGCTGCTTGTGATCCGCCGAAGTGGTCGATTACGTCTTTCACGCTAGGCATGGCGCAAATAGTAACCGGTCGCATCCTGCCAATGTGACCGCAGAATGGTCGATGTTTAAATATGTTGAGTTTCCTACACGCATGGGTATATGATTCTCACATGGGCGGCGCGGTGCTGCTCGTAACTAGGGAAGCAAGACAAATGATCAACTTTATCTACGACAGAAACTTCGAAAACAAGTTAGTCGGCGTGACCCACAAGTTCGACGAAACCGATGGAATCTGCGTCAATCGTAACGACATGGTTTCGTTCCAAGATGCAGAGCAAATTGCCAATGACGCCAACGCGTTTTTCGCGGGCACTGGTCGTGTGTTTGTTGCGGTTGATGCTGGCGAGTGGACTAGCCCGCGCTTCGATGTAGTCGAAGTTCCAAAGGTTGGCGACGAAGTGTCCCGCGCTTTTAACGGTGACTCATACCCGACCGGTACGATCACACGCGTAAGCGGCAAAGACTTTCGCGTGATCACGACCAGCACTGGCGCGAAGTTTTATCGTCGTCGGTTGTCGGCTTCGTGGGTTGCTGATCAAACGTGGTACTTGCTGAAAGGTACGCACAACGAACGCAACCCGAGTTTCTAAACGTAGAGGGGCGGCGCAAGCCGCCCCGTCTCTCGGAGAATCGACAATGCAAAGCAAATACACAAAACGCGATTGGTTGCCGCAAGCAATCGGTTTACTGATTCTGTTAATCGTCGCCGGGGTGATGGTTCCGTGCGACGGTAAGTCGTGCGACAACCCGAACACGCATTACACGGAGTAGCCGAAATGCACGAAGACGAATTCTTTTTGAACCTGTCGGAATTCGTGTCGGTAATTGATGAAGACGGGTCGACTAGGGTGGTATCAAAGTATGCGCTATATCGTGAGTATCTTAATCGTCGGAACAGTGCTGTTAATCGCACTGTGGGCGGCGAGACGGGAAAAGAAAATGCTTCGGGATTACGACTGGTCGTCGGTCCCTCCGCCGAATTGGAAGTGCCGTCGAGCGAGAATGGGCGGTGACTATGAATAGGCTAATTGACGTTCAACAGGGTTCGGGCGACTGGTTGTCTGCCCGCGTGGGTCGCGTTACGTCGTCGCGCCTCAAAGACGTATGCGATTTTTTAAAATCCGGTAAGTCGTCGGCTGCGCGTGATGGTTACTTAATCGAAATCGTCACGGAGCGATTAACCGGCCAACCTGTCCCGCACTTTACCAACTCGGCAATGCAACACGGCACGGATAACGAACCGGCTGCACGCGTCGAGTACGCATGGTCGCGGCAAGTCGAAGTCGAGGAAACCGGCTTGTGGATTCTCGAACAACGGATGTTCGGCGGATCGCCCGATGGATTGCTGGTCGGCGAAGACGCGATAATCGAAATCAAATGCCCATGGTCAAGCGGTATACACATTCGCACCATGCTTAATGGAATGCCCGAGGAACACGCGTGGCAAATCCAAGGTAACTTATATGTGACCAATCGAAGTTACGCGGATTTCATTTCTTACGACCCAAGAATGCCGGAAGGTTTGAAGTTGTACGTTCAGCGAATCGAACGCGACGACAAACTGATCGCCAGCATCGAAGAAAACGTCGACCAGTTCCTAACCGAAGTCGACTTAATGGTTACAAAACTACGGGAAATTCAAAATGTCTAATGCAATCGTCTCGGTAAACGATATACAAACCATGGCCGTTGCCGTGGCGAAGTCGGGAATGTTTGGCGTGCGAACGCCGGAACAGGCCATGTCGCTAATGCTTATCGCGCAAGCCGAAGGTTTGCACCCGGCCATTGCGGCGCGTGACTACCACGTTATAAACGGAAAACCCGCGTTGAAGTCCGACGCAATGCTGGCCCGCTTTCAGACTGCGGGCGGTCGCGTTGAGTGGCTCGACTTCACGGACGACAAGGTATCTGCACGCTTCAGCCATCCACAGGGCGGCTCGGTTGTCGTTGACTGGACCATCGAACGCGCCAAGCGTGCCGGTGTTGCCAATAACCCGACGTGGGCAAAGTTCCCACGCGCCATGCTGAAAGCCCGCGTGATTAGCGAAGGTGTCCGCACGGTTTACCCCGGCGTTACGGTCGGCACGTACACGGTCGAGGAAGTGCGCGACATGGCCGGAACGCCAGTGGCGTATACGGAAATGGAAACGGCAGTTGATCCGGTCGACGCAATCATGGCTGCGGCAGATTTGGACGCGTTAAAGAATGCATACATTGCCGCGATTAAAGCCGCCAAAAAAGCGAAAGACGGCGAGTTAGAACGCCGCTTGAACGAAGCAAAGGACCGGCGCAAGTCGGAATTAGAAGCAATCACGGTGGAAGTTGAATAATGGAAAGAAAAGACAATAGCGGTGCGTTGTTTAAGAATGACCGCAAACGCGAAGGTAAAAAGGACGCCGACTATCGCGGCAAAGCGGTTATCGCTGGCGTCGAATTCTACGTCGATGCTTGGGTTAACGAATCCAAGGACGGTCGCAAGTATTTCGGCGTGAAATACAAACCCGTTGGAGAGTCTAGCGCGGCTCCGGCTCCGAAAGCGGCCCCGGCTGTCGATCCAGAATTCGACGACGAAATTCCGTTTTGATTAACGCGTGATCGCGCCACGCCCCCCTAGCGGTACGCCGACGCCGTGCGCGTAGTCGGCAACTCTTATGAATACAGATTCGAAAGACAAGGTAACAACTGTGATTGTTGGGATAGGTGGAACCGTCCTGCTTGCAATCGTCACGGGTATTTTTGTTGGCGTAACGTGGAAGGTCGCGCAATGGATAGTAAATTGATTTGGGGCGACGCTGTGATCAAGCGTCAGCGCGAAGAAATCCAGTTTCTTAATGGCCGCGTGGCCGCACTGGACGAAGAAAACCAAATGCTTCGTAAATTGCTGAAAGACTGGCAAACGGGACAGCGCCAGTATCACGGCAAGGAAATACAAACCCGCTAATGCTGGTCCAACTGTCAGCACAGGAAATAATGCTGGCGGCTAATGCCGGGGTAGTACGTCGCGTGCGTGCTATCTCGGCAAATGCACAACGGACGCACGGGCAACCTGATAACAACCGTTGGGAACAGGATATAGAAGGTTGCTGCGCGGAAATGGCCGTGTGCAAAGCGTTCGGCATTTATTGGACCGGTGCGGAACGCATCCGGGCAAATGACGCTGGATCATTCGACGTGCGATACACTCCGCACCCGAACGGCTGTCTTATCCTGCACGACGAAGACCCGGACCGGCGTTTTGTGCTGGTTATTGGCAAGTACGGCGTCTATAGGCTGGCCGGTTGGATTGATGCGGTCGAAGGTAAGGTCGAGCGTTTTTGGGGCGACAAGGGCCACAATCGACCGGCGTATTGGATACCGCAAGACGAATTGCACCCGATGGACACACTAGATAGGTGACAAATGGAAACAATTAAAGCGAAGTTTGTTGCGTTTTGGACCTACTTAAAAACGCTGGTTACGGGAATTGAACCGCAAAAGCCGGAACCGCCGAAGTCGGCTAGTCGCCGCAATGCTCCCGTGCGTAAGGTCGTGAAGAAATAAACAGCAACCCGTCGCACTTGCATTCGCCGTCGAGTGGCCCATTCACGGCTGGATGCGTGCAACAAAACGCCGCGTTGCGGTACTTGAAGAAATGGCAATTCTGGCAACGGTCGTGTTCGCAATACGACAGTTCGTCTAGTTGCTCTTGGGTAAGGACACCCATTCCTTTTCGCCTCTTTGCTTCCAGTGCCGTTTTTTGCTTGCCATATCTCGCATATTGTCTTTGTGCGTTCCAAGGGTTAAATGCACTGGATTAACGCATCGCGGGTTATCGCAAGAATGCAACAGATGTAATTCTGCTGGACAATCGCCCCACGTCATTGCGTATGCGGCACGATGCGCCAAACAACGTCGATGCGATCTAGGGGTCCGGCCCTTCATTTCAATAACGCCGTAACCATTAACGCGGGTTGCCCCGGTATATTCGATACAACCTGTATGCGTAAGTTTGGTTTTCGACCAAAATTCCGCAATGCGATACTCTGACAAGTCGTCTACACGAATGTGTTTTGCTTTGTTAGTCTTCGGCATAGCCTGTCACCTCTTACGTGATTGGTTAGAGTTTAAACGGCATTCCTAGTGCCGTTTAGACTCGCTAAAGAAACCCATTCTGTTTTAGCAGTCTGATTTTTTCGCTGCACATAAATAGGCATTCTGAATGTAATTCCGTGTTGCGGATGTGTTATCCACATTGCCTGTTGTGCGCTTTCAAAATCAAAGTTTGATGCGTCTGCGTACTCGTCATATCCTTTCAAACTGCCATTGACTATAAATCTATTGACGTGGATATACGAATGCCAGTGTCCTAGCATCATTACGTCAAAGGACCGGTCGGTTTGTCCGTTACGTGCGCGTTTCTTTTTATCGCCCCGGCTAATCGGGCCTAGTGCGCCAATCATGCCGTCGCCACCTCGGAATTGGTCACCATGAGTGAGCAAATAACGCGTGTTATGAACCATAAAGTACGCGTCCGGCCCCTCTGGAATCAGGAAGGTCACGCGTTTGTCGTTCTCGAAATACCGCTGCAACAGTTGGTACAGCAACCAATCGAAGTTAGTGTGATTGCGCCGCTTGGCGCGTGGCTTGCGGCTGGTCCGGCCATGGTTGCCAGTGACGCACGGCACGAATACGTTTCCGAATTCGTCCGCCAGCGTGCGAATGCACCACGCCAGCACGCCGACCAACTCCAGCAATGCGGGCATGGTCGGAACCTCGTTAGTCTCCGACAGTTCTTCGTGAATGTCGCCGGACAGCATATCGCCGCCCAACGCGAAGACGACGCCGGGATACTTGCCGCGTAAATGGTTACGCAATAGGTCGATGGCGACGTTAATAAAGGTTCGCGCTCTTTCCTTCGCTATCGTTATGCTGTATTCGTTCACGCCGCCGATTTCGGCTGGCCTTACAACCTCGCCAAAGTGCCAGTCGGACGCAAACAGCGTCGGCACACCCATAAGGTCGGTTGCGGGTTTGCTCGGCTTGGTTAACCAATCCGGCGTTTTCGGCGTGGCTGCGGCTACCTTCAGCAGTTCGGCGCGTACTGCTTCGTCGGTTAACTGCTGTTTCTGTAATTGCTTGACCTGTTGGCGAAGGTAGATTAGTTCGCTTTCGCCTTTTGCCTTATGCGTCGCGCCGTTTTCTACCTTATCAACGTGGATAAGTACCGTTTGGCGGTGAAGTCCTAACTCGCGGGCCGTTGCCGATACGTTTCTGTCGTTTCGGCAAAACGCTTCGTATATGTCTTGCGATATTAGGTTTTTAGGTCTTCGGTCTGTCATAAGTAGATGGCTCGAATGTAACTAATGCTTGCGCGAGTAAATGCGCGGTCGAGTCGATAAAGACTTCATCGCTGCACAGTTCGTGATAACCAGCAATGTCAGTGATGCAATGCAGTAATTCGTGAACGAATGTCTGCTGCCGGTTCGAACCCTTTAATGATCCGATGATTTCGATGCGATATTCATTCGGCAAATACATTCCCACACAGTTTTTACCGTGCTTCCACTTCTTAACGGGAACCGTTACAACCTCGATTTTGTGCGCTGCGACCATAAAACTTGAAGGAATGCCGTCGTTACGTCGCGCCATGTAACCCCCGCATATATAGCCGTTGTTCGTCGAGTCGACGCTTAACCAGCCCCGGCAGTACCCGACCGCCGCCCCTGGTCCACTTCATAAATTCTTCGGCTGCGCCTTCGTAATCGGCGCGATTGTGTTTCATGCGAAGACTGGACCGCTGCAAGTTTCCCAAGCCGACGTTAAACGCGAAACTTATTAGTGCGTCAAATTGGCCTTGATGATTAGTAGCAGTAGGGCAATATCGGGCCACGCCGCGCTCAAATCGCGCAAGGTCCGCAACAAGTAAAGCGTTAATTTCGTCATTGCTCCACGTCCGGTTATCTTCTGGCCGTAGCGGATACTGTAGCCTATCGGATACAGTCAAGTTTGCTTGCTCCGGGTACAGCACATGGCCTACGCCGACGGTATAAAGTTTGGCCGGGCATAGGTAAACGCGG